CTCCGCTACCTTCGTTCAACTGTGCTGCTACCAATATGGTTTCAGACTCTGCACGCAAGGCTGCAGATACCAGAACACGTATCGCTAACTATTACGTCTCAGGTTCTGAACTACAGATTCAAATGTACAACGGTGCTGACTGGTTCAATACCTACGGAATGCTTCCAGCAATGGTTGAGATGGATTATGAGAATAACAATCCTCGTATCCGCCTACTCAATCCATTCGGTGTCTATCCAGAGATTGACAGATTCGGACGTTGCATCTCGCTCACTCAAATCACTATCAGTGATGCTGAGTCAATGGCTGCGGCTTATCCAGAGTTTGCTTCAGAGATTATGCCACGTCAACCATTGGCATCTGGTGCTCAAGCAGTAACACTTGTTCGTTACCACGACAAAGACCAAGATCTTATCTTCATTCCAGAACGCAATAACCTCGTTCTATCCAACCTGCCAAATCCTGTTGGTAAGTGTATGGCTCGCGTTGCAGTTCGCTCATCTCTAGACGGCGAAGCACGCGGTCAGTTTGATGATATTCTAGCGGTACAACTTGCTCGTGCTCGATTTGCTGTGCTACAAATTCAGGCAGCAGAGAAATCAATTCAAGCACCGATTGCTATTCCACAGGATGTTCAAGAACTTGCTCTTGGCCCTGATTCGATTATGCGTTCTGCTAATCCCCAAGCAATTCGCCGTGTGCCGCTAGAACTTCCTCCTGGAGTCTTTACTGAGTCTGGTGTGCTAGAACGTGAACTTCGTCTCGGTGCTCGTTACCCAGAAGTACGTAGCGGTAACGTTGATGCTTCTATCATCACAGGACGTGGAGTTCAAGCGCTACAAGCAGGCTTTGATACTCAAGTACGTGCAGCACAAGCACAATTTGCACGCCTGTTTACTGAACTTGTATCACTCTGCTTTGAAGTAGACGAGAAAATCTTCGGCAACATCACCAAAGAAATCAAGGGCGTAGACGACGGTACTCCATTCAATATGAAGTACGTTCCATCCAAGGCTATTGCTGGTGAGTATGGCGTTGATGTTCGCTACGGCATTATGTCTGGTATGAATCCAAACAACGCAATCATTGCTTTGCTACAGATGCGTTCTGACAAACTTGTATCACGTGATTATGTACGCCGCGAAATCCCTATGGAGTTGAATGTCACTCAAGAAGAACAGCGTGTGGATATTGAAGAGATGCGCGATTCTCTTCGCGTTGCTGTTGCTCAGTACGCCCAGGCTATTCCTGCGCTTGCAGCACAAGGTCAAGATCCTTCTCAAATCGTTTCCCGAATCGCCGAAGTAATCAAAGGCCGTCAAAAAGGTTTAGCACTTGAAAGTATTGTGGAGAAGGTATTCACACCTGAACAACCACCACAACCAGAAATGCCTATGGGCGCAGAAGTTCCAGCAGCAGGTATGGCCCCCGTTCCTGCCTCGCAGCCAACTCCAGAACAAATGGGTGCGGCCCCTGCTGCTGGCTCTCGTCCAGACATTGCTACGTTACTCGCATCTATTGCAGGGTAGGGAGGTGTAATATGAATAAAAAAGGTGGTCGTGAAAAGGCTCCAATGCAACAGCCAACAAAAGGCAAAATGGATACCGCAAAGCCAAAAGGTCCAGGAAAAGTGGATTTTGGTTATGCTCCAGCAGGTCGCAAAGGCAAGAAGGCTTAGTGTTGTTTGAGAGGATAGAGCGTGGACGAAAACAAAGATGATGTACCACGTTCTATCACTCTCGCAGATTTCTTAGTAGTCATAACAAGTTTCTTTGTAAATATCATTAGATCATTTGAGGCTTTAGCAACAGATATTTTAGATGTAGCAATCTATAACGCAAATAGAAAAACTAAAGTTTCCAGAGCGTGGGAACAATTCACACAAGATTTAGAGAAGATGGAGGATAATAATGGTTAGAGGTCCATTAGCAGGACCAGCAGGTCCTGGCGAATTCTCCACAAGAACCGATGGTTTGTCATTTCAATCAGACGCATATGGCGCAGGTATGGAAAATAAAATGATTAAAGAGGGCGCAGCGCTATCTAAGACACCTGATTTCAAAGGTGAAGCGCCATCAACATTCCGTCGTCAAGTAGAACGCGGTGCTGGTTTATACGATGGCACTGCATATCCAGATCAAGATATTATGGCTGGCACTGATATTGGTCCTGATGTTGGATCAAATGCTCTTGGTATGAATCAAATCAAGCAATCAGATAATGAAGTTTTAGCAAAGTATTTACCTGCTATGGATGCAATGGCTGCAGCGCCAGATACTCCAGAATCATTTAGAATTTTTGTCCGTAGCATACAAGCGAATATCTTCCCTGCCTAATGAATCAATTTGTCAAGGATGTCACCGCATTTGTAGACGCTCTTGGTTATGACCAGCCAGCGATCATTATTTCGCTTGCCAAAATACCGTGGGAGTCCGAAGCAGATCGTGATAATTTTATTAGTTTTCTAACACAAGAGGTGCCAAGTGCCTAACTACTGGGACACCATCAAAAAAGAAGTTGGCAAAGCGATAGGTACAGCCATTGGCACACCTGTCAAGGCTGCCATCGGTCTTGCTGGTGGAATGACACAGGCTCGTGTTGCGCCTATGGCACCATCTGTAGCACCTGATTTTGCTGCTGGTGAGAAGGCTTTAGCAGAAAAAGTATCACAAGAGTTTGGTCAAAGATACGTCAATACTCTAGCAAAGCCAGCAGAAACAGTTCGTGCTGACGTTGCATTCAACCTTGCAGCAAAAGAGATTGATGATCTTTATACAAAAGTACGTCCTATCGTCACTCGTCCAGTAGCAGCGGCCCTTCTTGCAGAAGCAGATAACATCTCAGGCGATGGATACAACTTCCTAGAAAACTGGAGACTTGCAAAAGACGTATCTCCAGGTCAAGCATTCGGTGGATATGTTGGTGCTGTCGGTGAAGCAACTGGTATTACACCAGAGTTGGAACAACGTGGCGTAAACCTACCTACATTCTTAGATCCTAACTTCAATATCGCAGACCCAGACCAGCGTAAACAGGCTTTCCAAGATGAAATCTTTGGTAAGTTTTTTACAGGTGGAGTAGATGGATTACTCTCGTGGTATGCAGATCCGCTAGTCCTAGCAGGTAAAGGTCTTGGCGTAGCCAGGGTTATTGGCCTTGATCAGCCTATTAGAACCGTTGATGACATCGCTCGTCTACGTTCTGAACTTGACGCACACGGTGCTTATATCAAATCAGGCGGTCAAATTGGACGCGAGACTCCTATGGGAGTTATTGCTCAGCGCCTTACCGAAGGTGATGCAGTAAAGAATTTTGATGATGTCTTTGTAAGACGAACAACTGCTCGTAACCTTGTAGCAGATGTCACTGGAGAACTCAAGACATATGATGATGTAGCAGACTTTCTTGCTGCTGCAGCAGGCGATATGGCTTCGTTGAAAAAACTTGAGCGTACTCGTGCATCTATTGCTGATGAAATCGTCAATGCAAAAGAGTTACTAGACCCTATTCAAAAGCGGATGAATGATATCCCCTGGGGTACTGCAGTAAGACCAGAACAACATCTTCCTACAGTTGAAGAATATAATCGGCTTACAAACGTACTGGAAGACCTACGCGTTCGTGATGCAGCCTTGGATAAGGCTCTATCAGAAAGTATTGGTAACTACCGCGTTATCAACGAGTATACTTCGGCTGCAGATGTCACACTATTTGACAAGAACATTGGCGTTGCCATTGAAAAGGCTCGTGCAAAAGCCAGCGAAGCACGCCACAATCTAACTTTCTACACTGAGCAGTATCAGAAGAACCCTTATACACGTCCAGTTGTCAACATCGTAGCGCCATTCTTCAACAAACTTCCACGTGGGGTTGTCCGTGTAGACGGTGGTTTGGCTGCAGATTCATTCAATGAGATCAAATACGCCCTCAACTCAGTCAAAGAACTACGTGGAATTGAGTATGCTGGTGTCAAGAATGAATTAGGACGCAGTTATCTCAACGCCCGTAACGCCAATGAACGTATGCAGGCAGTTAGAAATATCGAAGAGCAGATTGCAGAAATCGCAGCACTACGTTATGACGTACCTCTTGATGAGGCACGACAGATTTATGGTCAATTCAGTGGTATGAGAAGCGCTCTTATGTCATCTATGCGCGACCACGGATACTGGGTAGACGATAGCGGCAAGTTAGTTACATCCCCATTCTGGAAATCTGAAATGCCTAACGTCGTTCCAATGATGGATTTCAAGGATTTTGATTCTGTCATACGTCTCTACAGCAGATGGTCTAAGGGTGGCGAAGGTATTCTTGAGGCTCGTGCTATGGCACGCCTTGCTGGTAAAGAACTAACAGACTTTGCAGATCTAGCCAACTCTATATTCAAGGCTTCAGTTCTTACTCGCTTTGGTTATCCAGTCCGTAACACCATAGATGGTTGGTTACGTACCTCCTTGGTCCTTGGATCAATGGCTAAGACTGATGACTTCTTCAAGAACTTCTCTAAGAATCTTGTAACAAGAGCGCAAATCGGCAAGAACTTCATTATGGATTCTATCCAACTCAAGAATCCTGCTGAGTTGCGTGAGCAAACTGGTCGCCTTATCGCGCAGAAGAACAGTTTCATTGATGTTCGTAACCAGATTCTAGATGAATTGACACCACAGGCTTACTACGCTGGTGCTGCTGGTACCTTCGGCAAGATGGTAGAACCATCAATGGTCGAACTTGCTATGACATCAAAGACCAAGCCACTACTAACTGGCTCAAAGCGTGATGCTTACTTTGAATTGACCAAGAAGAAGGACGCTCAAGGCGGTCTTCTGTTCGGTCAAGAGAAGGCTAAGTATCAAAGACTGCGTGAAGAAGCATTTGGTAAGTACGTTCGTCAAGAAGTTGTACCGAATCTTCCACAAGGAACCACGATGGTCTACGCAGACTATCTCAGTGGCAAAGTTTTCTACAAGATTCCAGGAACTAAGGGTCGCATTCCTAAAGGTGCATACCCAGTTATGGAACCACGTAAGGGTATTCCAGCATCTATGTTGGAGATGGAACTTCAACGTGGCAAGAAGGTAAACTTACGAGCCAAAGAACCATCTGCTCAACCAGATATCCGTGTTATTACATCATATGAGATATCTCGTGGTCGTAACTATGAAGACATTGCAGACATCATCGGCGAAGATCAGATGCTACGCGTCCGTTCCTACACTCAGCAGATTGAGAAGATGGAAGACGAAATCAATAGCAAGATCCTTGAGTCACAACGTCTTGCTCAGATTCGCTCAGAACTCAAGATTATTCGCAGCGGTGAAGGTCGTGACAAGTACGTCACACCAAAAGGTCAAACTGTTGTAGCAGATGGAGCATTTGCTGGTCCAGCAGGTATGTTGGTTCGTCAAGATGCCTCATCTGACCGCACACTCAACTGGCTCACTGAAGGTCAGGCGTATCTTTCCTACGATGCAGCCAAGGGCGCAAGTTATGGAAAGCCATTCCAGCGTCTAGGTACCGAATATAACCAGGTAGTTGCACCGACTGACCCACAGTACTTTACCGAACTTGCGGCTTTTGCTAACAATCGTTTCCGTAAAGACCAGTTGGCTATGCGCCTACTTCAGGGTCAATCAGACTATGAGATTTCACAGTGGCTACGTAGCAAGAATGGTAAGTTCTACCTACGTGAGATTGATGCTGATTTAACTCCAGCAGAAATCAATGACCATATTCAGGTAGCACGTTCACGTGTGTACAAACTGTTCCCAGATCAAGAAGTTAGATCATTGATTGCTCGTGAGGAAATGTCTCCTCAGCAGTTTGAAGCCTTGATGCGTAATCAACCTAATCTTGCCAACGTCCCTGGACGTGAGATTATGGATATCACATTCCGCTATGGCGCAGGTGCTATCAAGAGAACAGTAACGTCAACGATATCCAAGTTGTTTGAAGTTATCGGTACTACACCAGAAAACAATCTTATCTCCTGGCCTTTCTACGAGAAACTATACAAGCGCCAACTACAACGAGAAGTCAATCTTGCTGAGGCTGCTGGCAAGAATCTCCAAGATCCAGACTTGATTATTCAATTACAGCGTAGCGCACACAGCCAAGCACTCAAGACCACCAATGAAACGCTATATCGCGTAACAAACAACAGTGGTCTATCAAGCGCCCTACGCTTCTTGGTACCGTTCTTCAACGCACAGTACAACGCTATCAAGGTTTATGGTAAGTTGATTGCTCAGGATCCATCACGAGCAATTCGTGCATCGATGATATGGAATGCACCTAACCGTGTGGCTACTGTTGTGGATCAAGAGGGTAAGGAAGTTCCACCAGGAACACCACCTTCTACGCCACAGTTTATGCTCTTTACAATCCCAGAAGGATTGCAGGGACGCTTCGGTATTCCAAAGGGATATCAGGTATCTATTCCGAAGAACAGCCTCAATATCTTCTTGCAAGGTGAGAACCCACTTGCTCCAGCATTTGGTATCCCAGTAACGCTTCCAGTATCTATGTTTGCTAATAAGCGACCAGAGGTAGTAGAAGATGCACGTACTTGGCTAACAAATAACCTTGGCAAAGAGGCAGCAGATACAGTATTTGGTTCACTATTGCCATTTGGTAGAGCAGCAACCAATCCTTGGGATCTTATCCTTCCAGCAGCAGCGCGTAAATATGAAGCAATGCAGGCAGGACTTAGCGATGAAGGCTATGCACGAGCAGTAGCAGCGGCTATGAAGACCCAGCGCTATGAGTGGGAAATGAATGGTCGCATAGGTAAAGAACCTACATTCGATGATGCTATCCGTTTGGCTGACCAACTTTACTCCATTCGTATCAAAGTAAATCTTGGTCTGCCATTTACCTTTACATTCCGTCCAGAGTGGCAGTTTATTATGGATGACTATCGCAGTGCGATTGCTGATCCAAAGGTTGGCCCAACCAAGGTTGATGATTACATCCTTGGTAAGTATGGAGATATCGGATACATTCTTACAGCACCTACCAGCGTAAACAAGACTGGCATTGCAGCAACTGGCGGAGCAGTAAAGAACCAGAAAGAGTTCAACTATCTACTCGGCAAGATGGATAAGAATGACACTCCAGGTCTTATCGGCTTCCTAGCAAACTATGGCGTAACAGGTGATCGTTATTCTGATGCTGCCTCTAACTACTTCCGTAATAAAGAAGTTCGCCCTGGCGGTACATACAAATACACCGAACAACGTGACATCGAACAGATTATTGTTGACCGTGAAATCAGTTTAGGTTGGTCACAGTACGCTAAGTTGGCTCAAGAACGCGATACAGTTCTTGCACAGTGGAGACAAAAGGGATACAACACATCAAGTATCACATCTGCTGCTGCAAAGCAACTAGGTCTTGAAGATACTTGGAAGCAAAAGGTTGCTCAACTAGAAGCCACATATCCTAACTGGGCTAAAGAAAAGCAGTTCGGATCAATGGACTTCAATAAGACTAAGCGTTATATCCGTTCTCTCACAGAGATTGCCTCCGACAAGAACTGGATGGATAAGTACGGAGATACCAAGAAAACTGGTATCAATACTATGGAAGCAGTATCAGACTTCCTAGTCAACCGCACATACCTATCACAAGAACTAGCCAGAAGAAAGAGTATTGGCGGAAGCGCTGCCCTTGACAATCAGTCAAACAGCGACTTGAGAGATAGATGGGATAACTACATCTTGAATATGAAACTATGGTCAAATGGATTCTCTGATCTATACGACCGCTACCTAGAGAACGATAACTTAGAGGTGATAAAACCGTGAAGACTCTTGAGGAAATCAAGGCAGATCTACGCAGACAGAACCCTAAGTGGAGTGAATCTAAACTCAACCAAGAGGCAAACGCTGCTTTCGTCAAGCAACAAAGCACAGCCAATAAGCCAACGCTAGATTGGAATACTCCAGGTTCTCAAAAAGAAAATGGAATCCTTATTGGTTTTGGTATCAATGAAAGAGTTATACCAATCAAGATAGAGTCTTTCATCACGAATTTAGTAAACAATGATCCGAAGGCCTATAGCAGAATCAGGACTGCGGTAAGACAGGTTCGTGGGTCTGACATAAAAGACCCAAATCTTTTAGGCGCTTATGTTGCACGTTTAGCAACAAATATGAGTGGCGATGAAGAGGTTGCAAAAAACGTAACTGTTGAATCGTGGCTGCGTGCAGCAGCAAGTGTTGCTGGCGGTGCTGGTACAGCAAAACCAGAACTATCTCGTTCGGTATATCAGTACTCTCCAGAGCAAATTGACAAAGACATCAATGACATTGCCCAAAAGAAACTAGGTCGAATCATTACGGATGCTGATAAGCAAGCAGAATGGTATCAAGACCTAACGGCAGGCTTGAATAAGATGATTGCTGGTGGAACTGTGACTACAACTAAACTTGTCAAGAATAAAAAGACTGGCAAGTTGGAACAAGTAACCACTCAGACCCCAGAATTTACAACAGAAAAGGCTGCAGGAACTATTGAAGCAGCGCTTGTTGAAGCAGATCCTATTTCATTAGAACGTAAACAGAACCTTGACTTTGCTAATTGGGCATTCCAGAAAATGGGAGGACGTGGCTAGTGGCTGAAGTAGATGAACTAACACAGGCTAAAGCCAAGGCTAATGCTGCCAAGGTTGCGGCAACTATGCCTCAGGTCAATCCTAAGACGGGTGCATTACCAGATCTATTTACAGGCAAGTATGGTGTATTTGAAGTTCTTATTGATGATCCTGTTTATGGAGCAGAACTTCGTGAGATAAAGGCTGCTCTCGCTGCTGGAAATCAAGCGCTAGCAGATGACTTATGGAATAGATCTAAGTGGGGAAGACTAGACACAGATGCTCAAAACGCATACTTGTTGCGCCTTCAAAACTCTGACCTCTATAAAGAACGTCTCAAGAGTTTCCTTGTTAGAATCAAAAAGCAACTTGCTACCAAAGGTATCAAGGCAGATGATAAGACCCTAGAAGATTATTACATCAAGGGCATTGACGATGCAACTATTCTTGATGAACTTGCTGGTGGCATTACTGCTACAGGTGCTGCTGGAGAAGTAGGAACAGCCCTAGATAAATTACGTAGAACAGCAACGCTCAATGGTTTCAACCTAGAAAAAGACTTTGGAAATCAAATTGATGGATGGCTTCAGCGCATATCTCGTGGTGAAAGCATAGAAGATTTCAATCGCGTTATTCGTCAGCAGGCTAAGTTAGGTTTACCTGAGAAGGTTGGAAGTCTTCTTGATCAAGGACTTGACCTAGCAAATATCTATGCGCCATATCGCAATACGATGGCAACCTTATTAGAAGTAACTCCAGACTCTATCAATCTTGATGACCCAATCCTTCGTTCCGCATATGGACCAGATAAAGAAATGTCTATCTTTGATTTCAAGCGTACGGTTAGAAAAGACCCACGCTGGCAATATACCGACAATGCAAGACAGGAAGTATCCACCGCAGCACTTGGCATACTTCGTGACTTCGGATTCCAGGGGTAATGATGGCGACACCAGATGATATTATTGAAGCAAGACGTATTGCTAATGCGCGTGCACAAGCAGCGGCAGCAGCAGCACAGCCATCTACTCTTGCTAATTCTCTTGCTGCATTACAGGCAAGTATTGCTGGATCTAAAGCAACTGTACAGGCAAAAAATGTAGAAATTCCTACGATTGCTTTAGAGCAGGCAGTAAATACTGGAGATAAGACCGCTGCTATCAATGCTGCCAAAGCAGTTGCAGCGGCTCAGGGCGGAAGTGCAACAACTCAAGCAGCAAATGCTATTACTGCAATTCAAGAAGCAACACCAAAACCAATTCTCAATGCAGCAAACATTGCCCGTGGCGACCAAATCAAATGGGTCGGCGGAGTAAATGGTTCTTGGCAAATAATTCAAGGAACCAACGTAGTTGCTGGTTCCTCTGGCGCTGGTGGCAACGGAGGCGGCGGAGGCGGCGGAGGTGGCGGTGGCGGAGGCGGTGGAGGTGGGTCTGGAAATTCCGATCTTACTACATTTATTGCCCAGCAACAGGCAGCAGCAGCACTAGCAGCACAACAAGCAGCAGCGGCAGCAGCAGAAGCAAAGCGTCGTCAAGGTCAATCCGCCTACGACTTATTATTCTCGGAGTTTGACCGCTATGGTCTTGGTGCTTTAGTTGCGCCATTACAACAATTTATTGTAGAAGGTTTATCACCAGCAGAATTTACGTTACGTCTGCGTCAGACTGATGCCTATAAGAATCGTTTTGCTGCTAATGCTCAGCGTATCAAGTCTGGTCTTCGTGCACTATCCGAAGCAGAGTATATTCAACTAGAAGACCAATACCAAAATGTTATGCGTAACTATGGTCTGCCTGCTTCTTACTACACCCGTGGAGATATGGGTCGTCAAGAAGGATTTGAAAAGTTTATTGCTGGCGATGTATCTGCAGCAGAACTAGAAGATCGTATTCAGACTGCACAGAACCGCGTCATCAACGCAGCGCCTAGCATATCCAAGACGCTACGTGAGTTCTTCCCAGAAATTACTAATGGAGACATTCTGGCCTACGTTCTAGATCCAGAAAATTCACTAGGCGCAATCAAGCGTAAGGTTACTATCTCTGAAATTGGTGGAGCAGCATTTGAACAAGCGCTCAAGTCTGATGTTACAAGAGCATCTGAACTTGCCAAGTATGGAGTCACTGGTCAGCAAGCACGACAGGGATACCAAGCAATCGCTGAACTATTACCTAGCGCAACCAAACTATCTGATATTTACCAGAAACAAGGACTTGGTGCATATGACCAAGCCGTTGCCGAGCAAGAAGTATTCGGCACCGCAGGTGCAGCAGAGGCTGCAGCAAAGCGCAAGAAACTCGCCCAACTAGAGACTGCAACATTCTCTGGTCAGACAGGCAGAGCAGGAAGCGCACTGTCCCGCGAACGAGCAGGACAATTCTAGGCCTACTAACGGAACGACTGGCCCGTTAGAGAGAGATCAAGACCAGGAGTAGGAGCCATATAGAAAGCCCCCGATTCTATATGAGGCCTGCGAAACCAACTAACAAAGGGAGAAGGACCTATGTCCAACTACGACTACGAAGATGACGACTTTGATCCATCAGCAAATGATGGTAATGATCTCGTCAAACAGTTGCGTAAAGCAACAAAGCAAAAAGATAAAGAACTCGCTGAACTAAAAGCGCAGTACGAATCACTTGCTAAATCAAATAGAGAACGAGCAATCAAAGATGCCCTCGCTAGTCGCGGGGTAAATACGAAGATCGCTTCATTTATCCCACAGGATATAGACCCAACTGAAGAGTCTGTATCTAAATGGCTTGAAGACTATTCCGATGTATTCGGGTATCAACAGGCCGAAACCCAGGCAACACCTAATATCGACCCAGCCCAAGCCAAGGCTTATCAGCGTATGACTAATGCTGTTGAAGCAGGAAACACTCCTGAACTTCAAGCAGATGTTATGCGTCGTTTGATGAATGCCAACAGCAAGGAAGAACTGGATGAAGTTATTAGGCAGTCTGGACTCTAATCCGATCCTAAACGAAAGGCACTAAAGTGGCATTACCTACAGGTACGCTGACTACGTCCTCCGATATTTCGGCGCTCGTAAAAACAGCATATGACCAGTATGTACGTATGGCCCTTCGCTCCATCCCTGTGATGCGTGCGTTGGCAGACGTAAAGCCAGTGCAACAGGCTATGCCAGGATCGTCAGTTGTATTCTCCATCTACTCAGACCTCGCAACAGCGACTGGTACTTTGACAGAATCCTCAGACGTTTCCTCAGTTGCATTCGGCAACCCATCAACAGTTTCCGTAACTCTCAATGAATACGGTAACGCAGTAACAACCACCAAGAAGTTGAACCTCACATCGTTCAACGACGTAGACGCTGCTCTTGCAGACGTTATCGCTTACAACGCTGCCGATTCTATCGACGTAGTTGTAGCAAACGTTCTCACTGGCGGAACCAACGTAATCTACGGTGGTACAGCAACAGGTGCATCAGGCGTAACCGCCTCTGGCACACTCGCAGTTGCTGACATCCGCGAGGCTGTCACACAACTTCGCACAAACAAGGCTGTTCCTCGTATCGGCGAACTCTATGCTGCATACGTCCACCCACGTCAGTCTGCGGATCTCCGCGCTGAAGCGGGAACTGGTGGATTCCAGGAACTCACCAAGTACGTTGACCGTACACCATTCGTCGCTGGCTCCGTCGGCGTTATCGAAGGTGCTTACGTTGTAGAGACACCACGTGTTCTCTCAGCATCTAACGGTGCATCTCCTGCAGTAACTCTCTACAAGGCAGTTGTTGCTGGACGTGAAGCGCTTGCTGAAGCGCAAGCAGCCGATATTTCAACCGTCATTGGTCCAGAAATCGACGCACTCCGTCGTTTCCGCACCATCGGTTGGTACTACTTCGGTGGCTTTGCTCGTCTCCGTGAAGCGGCTCTATACCGCATTGAGACAGCATCTTCAATCTCATAGTTGATTGACTGTTGGGCAGAGCCTTGAAACTCTGCCTAATGGTAAGTTCGCTACGAAAGGAAGTAATGAACTACAGACTCACAACTCCTTGGCGCTGGGAAACTTGGGGCGCTCAGTATGGAACCTATGACAAGTACTCACGTCTTGCTGCCAGAAGAATTACTGGCGGAACGCTGACTGGTCCTATCAATCCATTCATCACTGACATCCCACGTGCGTACACTTTGATTGTCAATGGAACTACTGTGACTGAAGTTCAGACTCCATATCAGAATGATTTGGAAGATGCAGATGCCTACTATCTTGGTGGACACGAATATGTTCTTACCCAAGCAGAAGCACAGATTCTGATTGATGCAGGCTATTCTGACTACTTGGAGCCGATTGCCTAACTATGACTAAGAACCCTAACTGTCGTTCTGGGTGTAAAACCCAAGACCACGACTCATACTCTGACTGTCTGCAAGCAGCAAACTTTGCATTTGCAGGGTGCTTCCCTACTCGGCAAGGCTGGGATAAAGACAGAGAAAAGAAAGACAACAAAGAATTGGAATCCTACTACTCGGCTGTGAAGCAAGGAGTAGAGCCAATATCTACCAAGCAAAAAGATATAGATGCAGCGCTCAGACTTTCCAACGAATCTGGCAAAGCATTCGATGGAAACACACTTACCTTCAAGGAGTAACAATGCCAAAAGAAAAAGACCCAAATTTACAGAACAATAAATATGATCCTAAATTACATCCAGGTTGGTATACAGAGTATCCAGCAGGAGTAAACGATAAGCCATTTATGTCATACGAAGACTTGCAACGTGGTGCTAACGGAGCCTATGTGAAGGGGCAGAAGTAATGTCAGCCAAGAAAGAAAAATACAAATCCAAAGCAGCGAAGATGAAGCACGAAAAGATGGAAGGTGCTAAAGAGCGCAAGATGGAATATGGCTCAAAGTCTAAGATGATGTCTAAGAAGATGGGCAAGAAGAAATGAAAAAGGCTAAAGGCGCTAAGAAAGTTGCTAAGGTTATGCGTGAGTTCAAGGGTGGAACTCTTCACTCAGGCAAGAAGGGACCAGTAGTCAAGTCCCGCAAGCAAGCCATTGCTATCGCTATGAGCGAAGCAGGAATGGCAAAGAAGAAAAAGAAGAAGTAATGTCGTCGGGTCAATACCGCCGACGCGAGAAGTTCAACTCTGTCATTATCAGAGACGGGATGGTTGTCAGACTCAACAAGAACGGCACAGTAAGAGCAGTGCTCGGAAAGTATGGAGAGTATGGAAAGAAAGACAAAGCGTGATCCGCGTTTGGCACGTGCTGGCGTTGCGGGCTTCAACAAACCCAAGCGTACGCCTTCTCACCCAACTAAGAGTCACGTCGTCGTTGCCAAAGAAGGAAGTCAAGTCAAGACAATCAGATTCGGTCAGCAAGGCGTAACAGGCGATAAGAAGCCTACAAAGCGCCAAGCATCATTCAAAGCCCGTCACGCCAAGAACATTGCCAAAGGCAAGATGAGCGCAGCGTACTGGGCAGATAAGGTGAAGTGGTGAAGAAGAAAGCATTTTGGGATACAAAAAATCCTAAGAAGACATCAAAGAAACTGACACCAGCGCAGAAGTCTGCCGCTAAGAAGCGTGCTAAAGCCGCTGGTCGTCCATATCCAAACTTGGTAGATAACGCAGCAGTAGCAAAGAAAAAGAAGTAAGGAGAGATAAGTGGCACTGGGAGTAGATGGAACAACGCTCAATCAAGAATTGAACCGCCTTGCTAATGGTGGCACTTATCGTCTCAATCCAGAGATGGTTGACCAAGCCTTGGCTGCTCGCCAATGGGCTGCTGCTAGAGGCGTTACTAGCAACCATACAGACACAGTAGGAGTACTCAATGACATCGCTGGGCGTTCGGGTTCTGCTGATCTTCACCTCGATTTTAGCGGCGTATGTAATCTGCTCGCTGGCACTTCTGGCTTGGCTGCAGCGGCTGCTCTCAGAAAGATCTCATCTTGAGCGCGAAATATAATCTTATCTGCGACCAAGCAACTACATTCAATTTTCAGTTCCAGATTCAAAACAACATCAATGGAACTGCTACACCTTGGAACCTCACAGGTTACACAGGGACAATGACTGTACGCCCATTCGTTGGCGCTACAACAACAACAGTCGTGGCATCTACTGCCAATGGCTATATGGTCTTTGATGCTCTCAATGGAAGAATTACAGTAACCATTCCAGCATCCGTTACAGCAGATATTTCAGCAAGTCGTTATTCATATGATTTAGTTCTAAATTCAGGCGGGACAATAACCCGTATTCTTGAAGGTAAGTTTGTCGTGACAGGAGCGGTGACTACGTGAGTGAAACAATTATCGTCATTGAGTCCATTACTCCACAAGTCGCGGTAGAGTTTTCACAAGATCAAGGACCGCAAGGCGGTCAAGGAGTAACAGGTCCAACAGGTCCGACAGGACCAGCAGGAGCCACAGGCCCAACAGGTGCCACTGGTTCTACAGGCGCAACAGGCGCAACAGGACCGACAGGAGCGACAGGTGTTACAGGAGCGACTGGTCCAGTTGGTGCCACAGGCCCTACGGGTTCTACTGGTGCGACAGGACCAACAGGAAGTACAGGACCCACAGGCGCTACGGGTCCACAGGGAGTTACAGGTTCAACAGGACCTACAGGTAATACAGGAGCAACGGGAGCGACTGGACCTACTGGTCCACAAGGCACACAAGGAGTAACTGGTGACATTGGACCTACTGGTGCAACGGGTCCTGTAGGGGCTACAGGCCCTGTAGGAGCCACAGGAGCAACAGGTGTTACAGGAAGTGTCGGAGCAACAGGTCCAGTGGGCGCTACAGGCCCTACAGGGCCTCAAGGCGTTCAAGGTCCAACAGGTGTTACAGGACCTACGGGAGCGCAGGGATACTCAGTCCTCAATGGAACAGTTGATCCCACCACCGAAGGTGTAAATGGCGACTTCTATATCAACACAGTTTCAAACAAAATCTTTGGACCAAAGGCTGCTGGTGTATGGCCTGCTGGTGTCAATATCGTTGGACCTACAGGAGCCACTGGCCCTGTTGGTGCAACTGGACCACAAGGAGTAACTGGTGACATTGGACCTACTGGGGCTACTGGTCCCGCTGGCGCTATTGGCGCTACTGGCCCCGTCGGGGCTACTGGACCGATTGGAGCGACTGGTCCTGCGGGAGCAACTGGAGTTACAGGAGCAACTGGACCGCAAGGAACTGCAGGCGCTGTGGGAGCAACAGGAGCCACAGGTCCTATTGGAGCCACTGGAGCCACAGGACCAGTAGGTGCTACAGGTCCGACTGGTGCAACTGGACCTAGCGGTTCTAACGCTACTGCTCTGCCAGACATCCTAATGCTAGGCGGAATGTGAAGTATTTTGACAGAATCGTTGTTATCAATCTTGAACGCAGGAAAGACCGCTTAGAACAATTTGATGCCGAAGCCAAGAGAATCGGCTTTGAGTATGAAGTTCATAAAGCAATAGATGGTAAGGCTGAAGGCATTGACCCAATCGTGGCAGGAAGACTAAGCCACATTCAGGTCTTAGAATCCATCAAACCAGATGAGATGGTTCTTATCTGTGAAGATGATGCGATATTTGATGATGAATTTAGTACCAAATTAGATACCCATATGGCTAAGTTGCCTGATAACTGGGACATCCTCTACCTTGGAGCCATCAAGAATCGTACTGAACCTGTCAATGATTACTGGGTTAGACAGGTAGAAACCACAGGTACCCACGCCTACTGCATCAAACCAAGCAAGGTGGAGTATTTCATCCAAGCAGCCAAAGACTTTGATCTCTGGATAGATGTGGCCTATCGCCTAGTAGCAGACAAAACAAATGCTTATGTCTGCCATCCTAATATCGTGATTCAATCAGATGGATATAGCGACTTGCGGGGACACTCCACACAGGATTTCAAAGGTTTCCGATAGAATTGTGGTATGAGATTCCACGTCGTAAGCCTACCACATACCAACACAACTAAAGATTTTGCTAACTGTGCGTACACTGAAAAGGTACGCAGGTTCTGCAATATGATGAAGGGACTGGGACACACAGTCTATCTCTACGCTGGCACTGAGAATGAGGCTAACGTAGACGAACTCATCACCTGCATCACAGAGACTCAGCGTCGCTTGGCGGTAGGTAACAAGCCTTATGTCGAAGCACCGTTTGACTACAAACTTCCACACTGGCAGAAGTTCAATGGCAATGTCATAAAGCAGTTACGCAAGAGACTAGAGCCACAAGACTTTATCTGCTTGATTGCTGGCGCAAGCCATAAGCCAATCGCAGATGCGTACAAGTCACACATCAGCGTGGAGTTCGGAGTGGGATACTCAGGTATCTTTTCTGATTACAAAGTCTTTGAGTCTTACGCTTGGATGCACGCAGTCTATGCACAATTCAAGAACGCCGCTCAAGTAGATGGAATGTTCTTTGATGCGGTGATTCCAGGCTATCTAGATCCCGATATGTTCCCGCTAGGCGAAGGTAAGGGCGACTACTACCTTTACATTGGTCGAATGATTCCACGCAAAGGCGTGGACATTGCAGCACATATCTGCAAGGTCATTGGCGCTAAGTTGATTATGGCAGGACCTGGCGACCACATCCCGCAGTATGGCGAATATGTTGGAGCAGTAGGACCAGAACAGCGTGCAGAGTTGATGGGCAATGCGATAGCAACCTTTGTTCCAACTCTTTACCTAGAACCTTTTGGCAATGTGAACATTGAATCACAAGCCTGTGGAACTCCAGTTATTACAACAGACTGGGGAGCATTTACAGAAACTGTTGTAGAAGGCGTTACGGGCTATCGATGCCGTAGCGTAGAAGAATTTATCTTGGCGACACAGAACGTCAAGAACTTAGATCGTAAGGCAATCAGAGAGCGGGCAATATCGCTCTACTCTGTGGATGTCATTGCGAAGCAATACGAGAAATACTTCAACAGGTTAATGACCCTGTGGGGAGATGGCTGGTACACGGAAGGAAACAATGCCAACGTTCGAACAACTGGTGGATGAAGTAAAGGCTAGTTTACAAGGCTACACACTTCGTCAGGACCGCATTACCTATGTAACCAACTCTGGTGGTTTAACAACCACAACGACTGGAATCACCGTTGGCTCTGCCGACAATCTTGCTAAAGGCATTATCGAAATTGATGATGAACTTATTTGGGTAGATCGCTTTGATAAAGCAAATAACCTAATGACTGTGGCTCCAACCTTTGGTCGTGGCTATCAGGGAACTACCGCCTCACCACACGCTCAATACGCACAGGTCACATTGGCTCCAACATTCCCACGAGTAAATATCAAGAAGGCTATCAACGACACAATCCGTAGCCTCTATCCTAAACTCTTTGCAGTAGCCTCAACCAGTTTTACCTTTAACGCATCGCAGGTTACCTATGCCCTACCAGATGATGCACGAGAAGTTCTGTATATGTCGTGGCAGACCACAGGCCCAAGCCTTGAGTGGTTGCCTATTAAGCGCTGGAGATTTGACCCACTAGCAAATGTGGCTACATTCAATACACAGAAGACTGTCAATATCTACGAGAACATTCAACCTGGTAGAACTATCAAGGTCTGGTACACAATGGTTCCAGATACGATGGATAGCAATACAGATGACTTTGTAGATGTCACAGGGCTACCAGATTCTGCTCAAGATGTCATCGTCTATGGCGCTTGTTACCGTCTGCTTTCATTCCTAGATGCTGGTCGTATCAACCTATCCAGCGCTGAGGCTGATCTTAATGACACCAAGAATCCATATAACTCTGGTGCTAACGCCTCTCGTTATGTCTTTGCTTTGTTCCAGCAACGCTTGCAGGAAGAAGCACTCAAACTCTCTGACCAGTTCCCAATCCGACTACACCTCACACGCTAAGGAAGGCCAATGACTCGTAAGTTCAGTTCGACCAGCATTGAAACAACGCTGGCATCTGGAATCAACTCCAGTACGACATCTATGACCGTTGCCTCTGGCACTGGCTCTGCCTTGCTTGGTGGAGTTACATTGGCAGCAGGTAACGTAGATCAGTTCACGGTGGCTCTAGACCCAGATACCACCAGTGAAGAAATTGTTTTCATCACCGCTAATTCTTCAGATACATTCACAATCGTTCGTGGTCAGGCAGGTACTTCTGCTATCGCTCATAGCGCAGGAGCCACAGTCCAGCACGTCCTAACCTCATCAGATCTCAACGCCTTTGAAGCAGGGCTAGATAACAACAGTTCAGGTGGAACTGTTTCTGGCTTGATGCTAATGGGTGGATGAACCAAAGAAACTAACTAAGGAGAAAGAAAAAGAATGGCAACTACTTACAAGGTGCTTGGTCAATCCAACCCAAGTGCAACAACTGCTACATCGCTCTATACGGTTCCTGCTGCTACGCAGGCAATCGTCAGCACCATCACTGTCTGTAACCAAGCAGCAACTGCTGCTACCTACCGCATTGCGGTGCGTGTGGCTGGCGCTGCCTTGGCTGCAACTCAGTACATCGCATATGACGTATCACTTCCTGCAAATGCTACAGACACCTTGACTCTTGGTGTAACCCTTGGAGCAACAGATGTGATTACTGTCTATGCCTCATCTGCAACAATGTCGTTCAATGCCTACGGTTCGGAGATTGCATAATGTCTATCGGAAGAGTACCTGGCGATACTGGTATTCAGCCCAGTATTGTTGATGCAAAGGGAGATATTATCGCTGCTACCGCAGCCGATAGCGTCTCTCGTCTTGCTGTTGGAACTAACAATCAGGTCCTTATGGCTGACTCTACTCAGGCAACAGGACTTAAATATGCTAATGAGGCTACTGCTACGCTGACAACTACTGGCGATTTGCTATACGCATCTGCTGCTAATACCCCTGCTCGCTTAGGTATCGGTAGTACCAGTCAGGTATTAACTGTATCTGGTGGTGTGCCTACTTGGGCAACTCCTGCATCTGGCGGTGGTATGACGCTTCTAGACTCTGGCAGTTTTACAGGCGCATCTGTCACAACTGCAACTTTGTCTACGAGTTACAATGATTTGTATGTTGTAGTGAGAAACTTCCAACCCGTTTCTAATGCTAGATTGCAAGTACGTTTTAACGGTGATTCGGCAGCAAATTACTCAGATAACGGTATTGATTATGATAGTTATGCTTACAGTCAAACTCAACATAACGAAGTTGGTATGATACAACTTTCTTCAAATACTACATCTTTAATTACTTTCAATGTCCCAGATTATGCAAATACATCCACATATAAGATTTTATTTGTGCCGTCGGCTGTTGTTGCCAACGTAACCACACCCGCAAATGCTCAGTATACGGCTGGCAGAATCAGTGCTTGGAAAAGCACCGCAGCAGTAACAAGTTTAACTTTTTTCTGCAGCACAGGTAACTTTACGGCTGGAACATATCGCGTTTATGGAGTGAAATAATGACTAAATACATTGTCGTAGAAGCAGGCGTTGAACGTGAAGCCAACGCCGAAGAAATTGTACAAATTGAAAAAGATTGGAAAAACGGCGAAGAAAGTGCTGCGCGAAAGAAACAGTTAGAGGAAGAAAGAATTGCTGCAAAAGCAGTAGCCGAAGCAAAGTTGGCAGCCCTTGGCTTGACAGCAGATGATTTGAAAGCCCTTGGATTGGGAGGAAACTAATGGCAACAGGAAGATTACCAGACCCCAACTCGTCACCACTGACGGCTAAGGGTGACCTATACACATACAGCACCGTACCTGCCAAGTTGGCAGTAGGTAACAACGGCGAAACACTCGTTGCAGATAGTGCCGCTACTACTGGCCTTCGCTGGCAAACAAGTGCTAATGCCAACGGGGTAATCAACGGTGGTATGGATATTTGGCAACGAGGAACTTCTTTCGCAATTCCATCATCTACTTACACTTACACTGCAGACCGTTGGATTGGTTTGAGATTTTCAACTGGTTCAACAGTAAGCCAACAGACTGCAAGTTTGGATGGATTCCAGTATTCAGTACGAGTGGCAAGAGATAGTGGAAATACTGGTACGGGAATTATTTATTTGGGCTACAACCTGGAAACAGCAGATTCATATAGATATGCTGGAAAAACCGCCACATTCTCATTTTGGGCAAAAGCAGGGGCTAACTTTTCTGCTGCTTCATCTGCTTTAGCGGTAGTTTGGGCAAGCGGAACAGGCACAAATCAAAAACAAATGGATGGATTTACAGGTCAATCACTTTTAGCCAATACAACAGTAACTTTGACAACATCTTGGCAGCGTTTTAGTTTTACCGCTTCGGTTCCAAGCAATTCAACTCAACAAGGTTTTCAATTCAATTTTACCCCCGTTGGAACAGCAGGAGCGGCAGACAATTTTGAGATTGTTGGCGTCCAACTTGAATATGGTTCTGTTCCTACAAACTTCAAGAGAGCGGGCGGCACAATCCAAGGCGAGTTAGCCGCTTGCCAGAGGTATTATTATCGGCAAACCGCAGATGCAACGGCGGTATATGCTCACCTTGGAGCGGCTCGCGGTGATAGCGCAACAGTTTCAATCGGTCAGACAGTTTTACCAGTAACTATGCGAGTCACACCGACAAGCGTAGATTACGCAAATGTGGCGGTGACCGATGGCGCGGCGGTTTATGCGGCAAATACTATTTCTCTAGCCACAAACCAAAATGACGCTAAATTCGCTGCTTATCAACTTAATCACACCTCAGGAGTGACTCAGTTTAGATACTACTATGTCGTATCTAATAACAATTCAGCCGGTTATCTAGGATTTAGTGCGGAGTTATAAAATGGATTATGAACTAATTACAGACGCCAACGGCGTAGAACACATTATCGTTTCAAGCGGCGATGGATTTACCTCAATGCCTAAGTTGGTATGGGATGAACTTGGAGCCGCCAAAGAAAACGGCACAATCTCGTAGGATTATGGCTAGTAATGATCCTGATTGGGCCGCTATTAACGCGGCCCATCAACAGTGGATTGCCGACGGCAAACACCTAGATTTCAAATGCCCCGTAGAGGGCGGCAGTATTCGTGGTTGGACATCAATTTAAGTAAGGAGCAACAGTGGCACCATATGGGTCCGATATAACAGATCCGATTCCCTACCCCCTGTCTAACCCACAGAGTGCGAATCAGTACAACTCCACTAGCGAAGCCTACGATGTCGCTATCAATGGTCAACCATTCTTCTTGATGGCATCTGATGATTCACCCTATCGCCGAGTCACCGCTCAGTACCGTAAGCAACAGTATGACCAGACCCGTGAGGCTGGAGAACAGTCTCTGACTGGTTGGTGGTTTAGATCTCAGTCATCATTCCATCTGGGTCAAGGCATTAAGTTTTTTGAGCCTGCTCAGGATGAAGGGTTACGTTTCCAGTACACAGAGTCCAAGGGACTAGATGTCTGGACCAAAGGTCAGGCAACTTTAATTCTAGATGTAGATGCCACCCACGAGACTACATCTAATCTCAATACCAACCTACGTCCTAACCAGTTCCTACGTTCCATTCAATGGACCCAGAGCAGCAATACTTACTACGGCTGTTTAATGCTTGATGGTTATGACATTGACAAGATTTTCCCAACCATCACAGCGACTGTTACTAACAAGGCTCTGACAAGCAATGTGGCTACATTGACAACCAGTGCTGCACACGGACTTGCTATTGGCCTTGAGGTTGAAGTAACAGGCGTAGATTCCACTTTTAATGGTACTTATACGATTACCTCAGTGCCTAGCACAACCACCTTTACCTATGCTAAGACTGCATCTAACGTGGCTTCTACTCCATCTACAGGTACTGTCACTAGCAATGTATGCCACTTCGTGGACTATAACGCAGGCGTAGATGACAAGGTATATGGCTATTGCGATGACGGAGTAACCTGCTACTGGATCACCAATGTTACCTCTGGTGGATCTACTAAGTTGACGATGTACAAAAAGCCACTAACTGGCTACGCAGGTGACTCACCTACTACAACAGTTCAGATGTTCCAGGTGACAGGTCTTACCGCATCTAACGTGGTAATGGAGTTTACCAAGGAACGTATTGTTGCCTGTATCAATAACAAGGTGTATGAGATTGCAACGACAGCAACCGCTCTACCTACTGCTGTCTATACCCACCCCGTAGATGACTTCGTATACACCAGTATCACATCATCGGGCGCTGCTATCTATGTAACTGGATTCTCTGGTACTCAATCCAATATCCAGAAGTTTACCTTGGCATCCAACGGAACAATGCCTACATTGACCAGCGCTATCACTGCTGCTGAAATGCCTAGCGGCGAGCGCATCTACAAGATTGCTTACTACCTCGGCTATATGCTTATTGGTACCACCAAAGGTATCCGTGCTGCTGCTGTGGCAGATGATGGATCTCTAGCCTATGGACCACTTATTTGGGAAAACAACCAACCCGTTTATGACTTTGCATTCCGTGACAGATTTGCGTGGGCTGCAACTGGCGTTGAAGATGAACCAGGAACTATTCGACTAGATTTATCCACACAGGTATCTCCATTGGTATTTCCATATGCTTATGACACATATGCCGCTACTGGTGATACTACCCGTGAGACAACTGCCTGTGCTTTTATTGATGGAACCGATCGTCTAACCTTTACAACTAATGCCACAACAACTAATGGCTCTGTCTATATTGAGTCTGCAACTAGACTCGTATCATCTGGCTATCTACAAACTGGCTTTGTCCGTTACAACACTCTTGAAGGAAAGATATTTAAGTTACTTCAGGCTCGTGTAGATACCACCAATGGCGGTATGAGTATCAAGAGTATTGATTCTGTGAATACTGAATATGCTATTGGTTCATTTGGTCAGGGACAAGATGTGCCAGAAGTGACTATCTCATACCCAGCGCTACCTCAAGAGTATCTTGGTTTTAAGTTTACTTTGAATCGCTCTAGTACTGACAACACTAAAGGACCACTGTTCACTGGCTATCAGTTGAAATCCTTGCCATCAGTTCCACGTCAGCGCCTTATTCAATATCCACTAGCCTGCTTTGATAGAGAGTCCGACAAGTTCGGAGTAATGGTGGGTTATGAAGGCCGCGCTTGGGATAGGATGCAGGAATTAGAAGCCACTGAAAGCAATGGCGATACCATCAGGATTGACGACTTCCGTTCGGGAGAGTCATTTATTGGAATCATAGAAGAACTTGATTTTATCAACCGCACACCTTCAGACAAACGATTCTCTGGTTTCGGAGGAATCTTAGTCGCAACAATTAGATCCGTATAGGAGCCGTAAATGACCCCTGCTGATTGGGCAATGCTCATTGCCACTGTCCTTGGAATAGCCTCAACTTTATTTATGGGATTGAAATGGCTAGTCCGTTCGTTTCTATTTGAACTCAAGCCCAATGGCGGGTCATCACTAAAAGACACAGTAACCCGACTTGAAAAGCGAGTCGATGAAATCTACAAGATTCTGGCAGAAAGAGGATGACGAATGAAACCACTTGCAAAGAGTGCAACACCTGCTGCTATTGCCGTTCTACGGCAGGCAACTGCGCTTGCGCCCAAGCGGAAGAAAGCATCCGATGGACTCCTACCAAGCAAGGCTCACATAGCCCAAAATCCTAACTCTGACCACAACACAGGGTTGGCAGTAGACCTAACCCACGATCCGCATAATGGGATTGACTGTGGTGAGATTTACGAGAAACTCAAGGTAGACAAGCGAGTCTCATATCTAATTTTCAGTGGACGTATCTGGTCTAAGGAACGCGGTGACCGCGATTACACAGGACCAAATAAGCACGTCAAACATCTACATATTTCCATCAAGGAAGATTGCGCCAATGACACCAGCCCTTGGTTCCCTTGGCTCGATAAACCGAAATGGAATACGGTTGACGCTGCTCGCTTGGCTTATGCCAAGGTGCAGAAGAAGCCGAAGAAGAAAGATACCCCAAGTCCAAAGGAGAACTAATGGACAGCAAGTTCAAAGCAATAGCGGCAACCTGGTTCCGCGCTGCAGCATCCGCTGCGGTAGCACTCTATCTAGCAGGTGAGACTGATCCAAAGAAACTTGGAACAGCAGCACTGGCTGGATTCCTCGGACCAGTATTGAAGTGGCTAGATCCAAAGGCCACAGAGTTTGGTCGCGGAAGTAAGAAGTAGTTTGTAAGAGAACGCTGCGAGGAAAGGCCCCTGTCGAAAGACGGGGGCCTCTTTTTTGTTGCCTAAAACTTCTGTACAGAATAACGCTTGAAATGTACAGAACTAAATTTGGTGCTAAATTTCGCTCTCTTTGTCTATGGGACAAGGAACTTTGACTAGGTTGCCGCAGTTAGCACATTGACCATCCAATGCCCACCACGCAATCTCGTAGTCATCGAACTGTGCAAAGATAGAAAAGACTGTACAACCACAAGTACAAGCGTGGGTTGGAC